TTTCTCATGTTCACGATGCGTTCCAGTATTTATTATTAGGAGCAGGTGAAGGAAGAGCCTTGACTGTAGGACAAAAACAAAGTAAACCTGTAGTAGCAAAAAGAAATTTTAATGTTTTTACTGTAAAACCACACTCAGTTTACGAAAGGCGAAGATAATGTGTATAGGAATGAAAGCCCCATCTCCTCCGCCACCTATGCCAGAAGATGCAAGTGTTCTTGAACAAAGAAAAAGAATGAGAGCAGACCAAGCAAGGCAAACAACAGAAGATAAACAAAAACAATTTGAGATGAGAGTTAACGCATACACAGGTAAACAAGGCAAAAGGTCTATGTTATCTGGAAGAAAAGGCGGGCAAGGCTTTGATATTAATACTAAAATAATGTCAGGCAAGACTCTAGGAGTTTAAATGGTTATAGACGCACAACCTGTTTCAACAGAAAATTCTTTTGATGATAATGTTAAAAGATTAATGGCTCGATACAAGCACGCCCAGTCTATTAAAGACTTATGGCTTCCTACTTTTGAAGAGTGTTACGAATTTTCTTTACCACAAAGAGAAAGTTTTTATAGCGAAACTATAGGCAGAAGAAGAAGTGACCGCATCTTTGACGAGACTGCTGTAGTTGGTGTGCAAGAATTTGCAAGTAGATTGCAAGCTGGTATAGTTCCTAACTATGCTAGATGGGCTGATCTTGTAGCAGGCTCAGAAATTCCAAAAGATGACCAAAAAGAAGTAAACCTTATGTTAGATGACGTAACGGAATACGTCTTCGAAGTATTGCAGAACTCTAACTTTGCACAAGAAGTGCATGAGACGTTTCTAGATGTTGCCGTTGGTACAGGGGTTCTTCTCATTGAAGAAGGAGATGCTGTACAACCAATAAAATTTAAAGCAATACCTTTGCCTCAGATAGTATTGGACTCAGGGCATGACGATAAAATAGACCATGTCTTCCGTAAAAGAAAAATTAGAATGAAAGACCTCCCTTATGCTTATCCTAATGGCACTATGTCAGAGAAAATGGCTATGGAAATGGAAAAGAATGGGGATATGGAGTGCGAAGTTTTAGAAGTTGTCTATAGATTATACGAAAATACTAAGGAAGAAGAGCATAGATACTGCGTTATTGCTACTAATTACGAACATAAGATAGTAGAAACAGCCTTCAAAGGACTAGGTTCTAACCCTTATGTGGTATATAGATGGTCAAAAGTAGCAGGAGAAGTTTATGGTCGTGGTCCTTTACAGTTAGCATTGCCAGCAATTAAGACTTCTAACCTTGTTATTGAGTTAATATTAGAGAACGCACAGATGGCTATCTCTGGTATGTATCAAGTAGAAGACGATGGAGTTATAAATGTAGATAACATTGCTCTAATACCCGGAACTATAATTCCTAAAGCCGCAGGTTCTAGTGGGTTACAGCCTATAGCTCCTGCTGGTAACTTTAATGTTTCCGATTTAGTATTAAGAGATATGAGAACTAACATTAAGAAAGCTTTGTATAATGATATGCTAGGAACTCCTAACGAAAAAACTCCTATGACCGCAACAGAAGTTGCAGAAAGAATGGCTGACTTGTCAAGAACTATAGGAGCAGCGTTTGGTAGATTGCAAGCAGAGTTAGTTAATCCTGTTCTTCAAAGAGTTATTTATATTCTAAAGAAACAAGGAAGAATACAAGTTCCGGTTGTTAATGGTAGAGAAGTAAAGATACGCTCCTCTTCGCCACTAGCACAAGCACAGCAACAACAAGATGTTGCAACGATTGACAGATTCTTGGGTATGATTCAGACTAGAGTAGGCCCTGAACTTACCAATATTTTAGTGAAGCAAGACGAGGTGGCAAAGTATGTTGCTAAGAAGCTTGGTGTTCCTGAAGAGCTAATACGTTCTGAAGAAGAAATGCAACAAGCGGCACAACAAATGCAACAGATGATGGCACAACAACAACAGCAGGGGCCGCCAGTTGAGGAAGCCTAAGAATTACAGCAGTAATTATTAGGAGGTAATAATATGCATAAATCAGTACTGGTTATCAGTGACTTACACATTCCCTATCATCATAAAGATTCCTTTGAATTTCTAAAAGCAGTAAAGAAAAAATTTAAACCTGACACTGTGGTCAACATAGGAGACTTACTTGACTTCCACGCAATCTCAATGCACGAACATAACCCAGACCTACCTAGTGCTGGAGACGAATTAAATCTAGCAAAGTCTTATGTTAGAGAATTAGAACAAATCTTCCCAGACGTAACAGAAGTTCATTCCAATCATAGTTCATTAGTATATAGGCGTGCAATTAAGTATGGTATGTCCTCTCAATTCCTAAGACCTTACGGAGATTTCTTGGGTACAAAGAATTGGAAATGGGTTGACGATTTGACACTTGAGATGAGCAATGGTAAAAGAGTACACTTCACACATGGTAAGAGTGCAGATGTATTAAAGGTTTCACAGACTATGGGAATGTCGGCAGTGCAAGGGCATTATCATACAAAACTATCTATATCTTACTGGGCTAATCCTGATAATATTTATTGGGGTATGCAGGTGGGGTGTTTAATAAACCAAAAATCTTTAGCTTTTAGTTACGCTAAAAACTTTAGTACAAGGTTTATGTTAGGGTGTGGCATCATTATAGACGGAATACCTAGATTGTTGCCAATGGTTTTAAACAATGACGGAGATTGGATTAAGGAGGTTGTATGACGGACGAGACGAACCCAGTTTATTATCAAGCAGGAAAGTGTGCTTGTGGTAAATCTTTACAGACCTATGATTATGTAAGGCATTTACCATATCCTGAAGCTAGTGCAATTAAATATATCACTAGGCACAGACAAAAAGGAAAAGCATTAGATATAAAAAAATCTATATGGTTTTTAAAATCAATATTAAAAGAAGAGTATGGAGAAGAATATGCCGAATAAAAAAGAACAAACTTTAATTGGACTTGATAATTATAAAAGAAATCCAAATGACGAACAAAATTTAAATAGTATATTTGCTGTTTCTTTTACAACACCAGTAGGAGCAGAAATACTTTCGTATTTAAAAAGTATAACAACTGAATCTGTTGCTGGCCCTGAAATATCAAACGAACATCTAAGACATTTAGAAGGGCAGAGATATATAGTAGGGCTTATTCAAAGAAGAGTAAACAAAGGCAGAAGTCAAAATATTGTAAAGGATAAACAAGATGCAAGAAAATGAAGTAATGGAAAACCAAGAAGAAGCAAGCTTAGAAGGAGAGGCAACAACAACTGAACCTTCTCCAAGACCTGACTTTATACCAGAAAAGTTTTGGGACATAGACACCGGCAATATAAATCTAGAAGAGTTTGGTAAGTCTTATTCTAATCTAGAAAAATATGTAGGTGGGAAAAAAGACGAGCTTAGGCAAGTTGTTATAGACGAGTTAAATTCTGAAGCAGAAGCGTCTGCCCCTGAAGCTTATGAGCTTCCTCCTTTGCCTGAAAATATTACGGAAGAAATGATACAAGAAAATCCTATGACAGATTGGTGGGGCAACTTTTGTAAAGAAAATTCTTATACACAAGAAATTTACGAAGAAGGTATTAATAAATATGTAGATAGTTTTGTTACTAATCTTCCTGATATAGCAAAAGAAACAGAGCTATTAGGAGAAAATGCTGAAGCAAGATTAGATGCAGTTAATAGCTGGGCTTCATCTTTCTTTCCTCCTGAAGAATACGAAGCTGTTGCAACATCATTAGGTGCAACTGCTCAAGGAGTAGAAGCTTTAGAAAGAATAATGGAAACACAAAAAGAAAGTATTTCTAGGTCGGGTGCAGTTGCTCAACCAGAAAGAGCTTTAACGCTAGATGATGTAAGGAGCATGATGAAAGACAAAAGGTATTATGACTCAAGAGAACGTGATATGTCTTTTGTGCAAAAAGTAGACGAAGCTTTTTCTAGACTTTATCGTGGCTAATGTTGTATGTAGAAAAAACTACACCGGAAGACTGCTTTAGGCTTGCCCCAAATTTAAAGCAGTTGGATAAATTTGAAGTTGCTTTATGGGGCATGGACCCTTTGCAAGCGTTGCTTATTCCGTTTAGATATAAAAAAAACATTAAACATACTTATACTGCTTTTGATAGCAACCACAATGTAGTAGCTATATTTGGCGTTGCCCCTACTATAAACGATAAGAAGGCTGGAAGGATATGGCTATTATCTTCTGATTTGTTAGAAAAAAATTTTATTTATTTCCTTAAAGTTAATAAAAAATGGCTTCGTTACCTTGAAGAAGATTATAATTTTGTTTCAAACTATATTACGGAAGAGCAAGAAACCTCAATAAAATGGCTAAAGTGGCAAGGTTTTAG